CTCCAACGTGTCTTGACACCCGTGATCACTTTTGTCGGATTGATAACTTTTGCCATGGTACTTTTCCTCAACTTTCCTTAAAATCTTCTGCTGCGGTATTCATCACAGGCCGCTTGTCGCTCATCGGAGCGAGGGTTGGTTTTCCCTGCGGCTTGACAACGAAACCTCCGAGCAGTTCTTCAAACTTACTTTTTCCGAGCAGACCGGTCATCGCCGTAATCCCGAGCAGTTTCTGCTCATATGGCTCATAGCCCGCTTCTTTGACTGTTTTGGCGACCGCCGCCTCGTCGGTGTATTTCCGATTGGAGCGACCCTCGACCAGCTTCCAGCCTGTCCACTGCTTGCCTTGGATCGCCCGCAGCAGGGCGTATTCCTTGATGTCGCTGACCCATGCGGCGAGCGTGTCAGCTTTTGCAAGCACCGCTTCTACTTCCGAATCTTCCAGTGTCGGTGGCATTTCGAAGTCATACCGGGCGAATTCCAGATTGTACTCTGCCCGTTTGCGGCAGGTCGCCTTGATCTTGCAGAACTGGCAGTGCGCCCCTGCACAGAACTCGCCTTCTCCTTTGTGTGCCAGCTTTGCCGCAGGTACAAGCGTATCTGCCGCCCATGCCAGAAGGTCGGCTTTCGAGATGCTGAACTCCGAGATGTTGGCGAGACGAGGTTGGAAGATCACCATCCGCACCTCTTCGATGTCGTACAGACCGTCGAACATCTGGATGCACCCGAGCGCGTAACACATCATCTGCGGATTGTGGTCAGCACTGACCTCGATGCCTTTGCCGTGCTTATAGTCCACAATGCAGACAGTCTTGCCCGAAATGATGAGCGTGTCGGCAGTGCCGAAGCCATCCGGGACAAATTCCGAGAAATCCACGCGCTGCTCGACCGACACCATTGTGTCCTTGGTCTCTGCGCGGAACTGACCAACCAACTCCGTTACGAACTGGCAGTATGCCTCGGCGCACTCCTCCATCTCAGTGTCATAGGAGCCGAGATTCTTGGTCGGATCGCGTACCCGCTCACCCAGAGCCTTGCGAAGTTTGTACTCACAGAGCGTATGTGCGTCTGTCCCTTGTGCGGCATACTCACTTGGCGCATCAGACTTTTCCGCATTGAGCCGTGCCGACGGTGGACAGGCGATCCAACGTGCGGCAGAGGATGCCGAGAGGACGGCGTGTTTACGTGCCAATCTTCTCAGCCTCCTTCAGGAGTGCCGCATAATGCTCCGGCGCGATGTTCGACAACCTGTCCGCGCCATGCTTTTCCAGCAAAGTACGGATTTCTGCCGTAAATCCCTCCCGAGATTTTTGAGCAAGAACGCACCGTACATCTTCGATGGTCAGCGTAGCTTCCTGCGGAGCGATGGTTTCGACCTGTTCTGCAGGCGATTCCTCGAAAGCACGTACCAAACGCTCTGCCGCTCCAAGGAGCATTTCGCCGCAGCTGCGGATTTCCGACACCGCAAGTTCCAGTTCTTTCCTATCCACGACATACACCTCCCACGTCCTTGATGGCGATCTCTCGCACCGTATCTCCCGGCACGAGGATCGTCAGCTTGCATTTCTCACCCAACAGAAAGCGAAGGATCCGCTCCCGCAAGGTGATGTTCCGACAAGCGACAATGCCATCGTCCATTGACTCCTTGGAGACACTGATTTTCAGATTGTGCTCCATTTTGCTTTACCTCTCTTTCCGAGGGATTTTCCTTCCCTCTGATAGGTAGCCTTGGGAGACCGGAAAAAAGGACGTTTTCTCAAAAAAATATTGCCCACCACGAAAAATTCGCAGTGGGCAACGGTCCGTAATATTCATTTATCTCCGAGACTATGCATCATATCCTGCAATTTCTGTGGAACGGGAAGCCCCATCCATGCTGCGTTCTCGATGATCGAGATCCCCTCATTCGAGATGTAGAAGAAGATCACGGCAGAGCGCAGGACACAGCCGCTTCCGATGATGTGGGTATCGAGGACATTCGCCACGCCGACAAGGGTGAAGATGCAGACTTTCTTGCAAATGCCCTTGAAGCCGATCGCACTGGACAGTTTCTTTTCCACAATCGCACGGAGAACACCAGTAACATAGTCCGTCGCCACAAATACGACAAGTGCATAGAGCAGATCGTCGAAACTGCCAAGAAACTCACCAACCACGATGCCGATGCCCGCCGCATAAAGACGTATGGTAAGAATATGATCCATATCAGACACCCCCTGCTTTCTTCCATTTATTGAGATTGCTCATCCTGCGCAGACGGTAGTTGTAGCATCCGCGCATCAGCTGCGTAAACTGACCGTCTTTCCATAAATATAAGGGCGAGCCTGTGCTGACAAGATATTTCCCCTGTCCCAGAGGGCAGAGACTTGTACGGGCAGTCGGATTCGTTGGAAGCTCCATGAGCAGCTCATCCTTTGCGCTGTAAATCTTTGAAATATACCTTTTCCCGGAGATAAGATAATCCAGATTTGCAGGAAAGCGCATATACATTCCGTCATGGAGGGGATAGCGGATGCTGTAATCCGGTGCGCTCCATCTGGTTTCCGAAGTATAGGTTTCCCCTGTAACAGAGTCTCTTGACGTTGTTTTGGTTTTCTCCATCCAAGGCTCAAGATTGCTGCCATCGAAGAACACATAACGGTCTGTGCTGACATGACTTCCGTTTTCCCCATGCTCTGATATGGAGTGCCATATCATCACTTTGAAGTTCCCAGCTTTATCCACCCGCCCGCCTTCTGTCTGACAGCTATAGAGGTCAGTGGGACCGGATACAGTGGGAGCACCAAACATCTGCACAAGATCGTAGGAGGCGATCACCTCGCCGTTGCATTTAACAGCGAGGATACTGTCACGCTGATCTGCCCCGATGAGCGGGAACACGAGGACATTCACAGCTTCGAGGGTATAGAGATTTCCCCGCTCATCCATTTCGGCATCGAGCATTCCATAGCCTGAGACATACGCGAAGTGGCGGCTGCTGTTGACCATCCATATATCCTCTTGGGAAAAACCGAGCGGATGAATCTTTCCTTTTGCATAGTACGAATGGAGCATCTGGTTTTTTTGATCCTTCCACTTTATCTGGAGGAGCGGTATGCCGGAAAGGACATTCGTTGGAATGTAGCTGCTGCCGCCCTCGGATTCATGCCCGTAGACACAGCGACCGTCCGTCCAGACCCACTCGCCCTCACGAACCGTTCGATTCCCAATACAGGTAAGCCACACGCCATCGGCAAGCACCTTATTTCCGCGCACCTCGCGCACTCTCGTCCTGTGCATCATCTCACGCTCCCACAATGACGGCCGTGCCGCCTTTTGAAATCTGCACCCACACGAGACAGCCATCCTCGGTGTTGCAGTCCACTGCCGCACGAAAGGGATATGACCGCTCCCCGATATGAACACGCCCGCTCCGAATGATGCCGCGCTGTGCCCTCTGTTCCTCTGCCCCGCTCTTTTTCCGTCCTTCTCGGAGTGCTTGTGCAAGCCCTATAACGCCGCGCATCAAAACCACCTCACCATCTTGATTGTCTGCCGCAGAATACGCGGCGTGAGTTCCACCGTATTGGACTGAAGGAAATACTCGTGCCCCTCGAAGCGGATGCGCTCGGTAAAATCGACAATATGGTCAATGTCCGGGATGCCGTTTTGAATCCGTGCGCGAATCTCCACCGTAACTGTTTCCTGCGTCTTGCGGTTGAGCCATTCGATCTCTCTCGTCAGCATCCGTAAATATTCTGCGCCCACAACGGGAAACTCGGTGTCGATGAGCGAGGAATACGGCAGCGTATCGTCACTGGCGTAATGACCGCCGAGGCTCAGATTCGACTGCTCAATGGTGAAGAGACTCGCCTTGCCGCCGGGCTTTCCCTGCGACAAACTGCTCCCCTCAAGCACGCCGTCCACGTAGACGGTGGTCGCATACCATCCGTAACCGAGCGGCGCGTGGTAGGTGATGCGCTCTGTGCCCTTCTCGCGACTCCAATCCTCCCAGTCGTATTCCGTATGCTTCTTTCCGTCATTGACGGGTTCTGTTGTACGCTCCCACTCTTTGAAGAGATAAACGTCGCGCCCTGTGGAGGCATATGCGTAATCCGTACGGCTTGTCGAGCCGTCCACATTATGCGTACGCTTTTCTGCGAGATACTCCCCATCATAGGAATAGGTGCTGTAGCCGTTTTCATTCGTCTCACGCACGAGAAAGCCATTGGAGTACGTTCGGCTGATCTCATGGAACGAAATCGTCCCCGTGAATGGAACAGGAACAGTGTCCTCCTCGTTGTGCGCCCCGTTGGAATCCTTATGCGAACTGTGCCAAACAGAACGCAGAAGTTTCCGCTCAATGGTCGGCTGCGCGTGCGGCCAGTTCGTAATGTCGACGACGGATTCCTCCATGCCGCGCTGAATGATGTGAAGCGTATCGCCGCGAATAAAGACATTGATCTGACGCTGTGGGAGTTTTGCCGTCCATCCGAACAGTGCGGAGATGAAGTCATGGTAGGTCATGCCGCTGCCTTCGAAGTTCTGCGATGGGATGAACTCATCGGTCAGACGGTGAAGCCGAAGCCCCAGTGCCCCCGCAATCTCCGCAGCATAGTGCGACACCTTTGCCCTCTCAACGTAAATGTGGATAGGCGTGTAGAGCAACACATCCCTGCTGTACGTCCCCTTGACAGACTGCACGATACCGCGCTGACTTGTTTCCTCGACAAGGAAGCGAAAGTCGTAGTCCATCACCCGACCTTGGATGTTAGCGCCGATGGCAAGCGGCTGGACGGTTTCAAATTGGATGTTGTCCGACAGGCTGAGTTCCCCGAGCGTCACAGAGAACGAGCGAATCCCGCGCTCCCTGAACTTTGCGTAGGTAAGCGTATGTGGAATCTCAATCCTCGTATCTGCCAATATATGCAGAGACTTGATAAGATGGCGTGCTGTATCTGCAGCGACGGAGCAGAATTGTCCGATACGCCGCAACGTATCTGTATTTGCCGATTCCGTCCGTCCAATCCGTCGGAGCAGCTTTCCTCTGATTGAGACTTTCACGCCTGTTTGGAGCAGCCGCCGTGTGTCGGCGTGAACCACGCAGGATGCGCGAAGTTCCCGCATCAGGTCACACGTCAGTTTTACCGGCTCTCGAACCATCGGGATAAACGTGATGTAAACAGCGGGGTGGAGGTGGATACGCCCAAAAGGAAACCACGAGATGAGGACACCTGGCTTCAGCTTGATACTCATGTCCCCGCTCTCCATCCAAACTGTCGCTCTGCAAGCTCTGCAATTCTCAAAGGCGTGTCGTATGCTCCCATAACGTACCCCGCCGTATCTTGCCCTACGATATGTCTTCCCTGCTCCGTAATTGTGCCGCCGCCCTTTTCAATTGCTGTCAGAGCGCACAGCCCCTCTGCTGTTCGATAGGCGGGCTTTGCAAACGGTGCAATACTGACCACTCGGGAGTTCCCTCCATACTGCGAGATAAGCGACGAAACATCGACCGTCTGCAGAAGCTCCTGTCCTGCCGCCGTCGCTTCATAGCTTCCATCGCCGCAATCGGTCATGTTTGTTTGTGTTGCCGTGATTGGCAGCAAAGCGATCTGCTCGCGTGGATCAATCGGGGCATCCGATAGGATAAGATTCGAGATGAGGGCACGATTGTTGTCGCTGAATATCTTGATGGTTCGTGAATCATATGAGAGGTTTATATCCCTCTTATTGCAAAATTCATGATCGTTGACGATGACATGCAGAATTCCGTTGTTCTCATTCCCCTGCTTGATGTGAAGCCATACGGTACTCATTGCGTACATGGGAATGATCTCAGCGATGTCAGACTTGTAAAAAAGAGAGTTGGTACCTGCGTACCCGGAAATGGTCAAACTGCGATAACCACTCAGGTAGATGCCGTTCTGATACCCAATGCCGAGTGAAAAATCGACATCATCACGCCCTTCTACTCCGAGGATATACAAATCGAACTTTCCGTAAAATTCCGTCGGGACTTCGGAAAGTTCGACTCCGCGCTCTTTGGAAGGCTGCCAAAAAGATACGCCAGTCCTGCTGTACTGCTCCCCCGTCACCGTTGTGCCTCTGCTGGTCGAAAGCAGCTCGGCATAGCCTGGATTGATGTATTTGAACGACATGACACAACCTCCTAGTCCGAAACAAGCAGCCCTTCTGCTTGAAGGTCGACACTCACATCGCTTTGTGGCTGCTCATCGGAAGAACTCATCGCTTTCACCCAGAAAATGACATTCACAGTGCCGACACCGGAAAGTGCAATCTCATCCTTCCAATCTGCTGCTGTCAAAACGGTATCAGTCGTATAATTGTGATCCATCGCCACCTTCCACTTGTCCGCATGATCGCCGACGAACTTTACCGTAAGTGTTCCGTCGATATGGAAGCCGTTCTCGCAGCGCACGGCACACTTGACGGCTTTCTGCTCGCCCTTACCCGCATCGAGCAAAACGGAGATCGGTGCAAGTTCCGTACCGGAGCTGACTTCCGTCCCGTCTTTGCCGCCCTCGGTTGGATTGTTCATATAGATATGCAGCAGTTCTGCCATTGTCACACCCTCCATAGTTCCAGAGACAGTTTATATACTTTCGGAAAATGAGCCACGTACTCGTAGGATTTCACAACAACACGCATCGAGGGCAGGACGCTCCCGCTCTCGTCCGTTACGGACACCCTTGCCCGGCTATCCCAATAGGCCTTGATTTTCTCCCAGTCGGTGTCAGTAACCGTGACCGTACAGGAAATACGGTCGCCCTCCGGGATATGTCCGAAATCCTGCACGACCGCGCCGCCGACAATCTCCAAAAGCTGCTGACGATCATCGGGAACGGTCTGCCAGTTTTCAACGGATAATGTCCGTACCTCACCAATGTGAATATGAATTGGAATCACCTCCAAGGGCGTTTTCTACGGCAGGACGGATACGGTCGGCAACGTGGTCGGCAAGCATACGCATTCCCTCGTTGTCCTCCGTGACGGCGTTTTCGATTTGCACCTGTATGTGAATTTGGCGGTTGTCCGTCATGGATGGCGATGTCTGAGTATCAGCCCGTGAGGGAGGGGCATTCTGTCCCCCACTTGAAACAATATGCGCTTGTTGCCCCAATCCTGCCATCATCTGTGCGTATGAGAACTCCTGCCCGTTGACACGAATACGGGAACTGTCCTCACGCTTCTCGGGGGCAAAATTCGGCAGGAGATTCTCCATCGCCCATTTACGCCCGGACTGGAACTGTTGGAGAAGCTCCGGTGTCAGCCCCAGATCCTCTGCGGTCAGCTTGTTCTTTTTACGAAGGTACTCCATCAATCCAACCTGCCCAGACTCCTTGAATACCTTCAACTCCTCCTTCTGGGAGCGGAGAACTTCCAAGGCGGCGTTACGCTTGACATCGAGTTTCTGCTTCTCTGCCCACCGCGTCGCTTCGACCTCGTCCAGCCCCTTCTGGACCCACGCATCCTTCTCGCGCTCTATCTCTGCAAGGCGGTTTTCAAGTTCGGTCTTCCAGATCGAGTCGATATTGGAAGCGACATCACGCTCCCACTGCTCCATGACACGTGCCTTGCTCTCACTGAGCCACGCCTGCGTCTGCACCTCATCCAATCCTTTCTGACGGAAGGCATCCGCTTCGCGGGCAATGGAATCCAGCTTGTTTTGCAAATCGGTCTTGTAGAGCGCATTCGCCTTGTCCACAACGTCCCGCTGAAAGTCGGCATAGATTTTCGCTTCCTTTGCCATGCGGTATTCGTCGATGAGATGCGGATCGGCGCCCTTCTGAAAGGAATCGAAGGCCTCACGATCCAGAGTGTGTAGACTGTTCTCGATGTCCGTATGCGTCAGTGTATATAAGCTGTCCGTCAGCTGTTCCGTCGCCTTTGCGGATTCACTGACCGTTTTTGCGGCATCCTTTTCTGCCGCCGCACGGATTTGTGCCGCTTTTGCATTCTGCTCCTGCGCCTTGGCATTCTTCTCCGCTTCGGCACGCGCTTTCTCCTCTGCCGCCGCTTTCTCTTTGGCAATCTTCTGCTGTTCTTGGTACTGCTTGTACTCATCGCCATAGAGTGCGTCGAGGACGGTACCGCCGAGGAATGGAACAGCAATCAACGGAGATGCCACGGGATGATTCTTCACGAGCCATGAATTTGCTTCTGCGTGTTCACTCACCTTATGAATCTGCTCGCCGACAAAGCCCGCAAGCTCTGCGACGGTCTTTAATGCCTCTCCCCATCCAAGGACGGCATCCTTGATCTCGTCCTTGTTGTCCCGAATCGTTTCAACGAGAGATTCAAAGCCGTCATTGATCTCGGGCATGAGTTCCTCGGCGACAGGAAGCAGTGCCGCACCAAGTGCAAGTTTCAGCTGTCCCGCTTCCATCTCCATTTCGCGCCACTTGAGATAGGTCTCATGCGCCTGTTCCGGGTCGAGCAGCCCCGTGGTCTTGACGCGCGAGGAAATGGTCATCAGATCGTCATACTGTTCGAGAATCGGAATGAGCGCCGTACCACGCGCACCGAGCACTTCTGCGGTATATGCTTCCTCCATGCCCGCTTCGCTTGCGGTCTTGTACCCTTTGGCGAGCTGTGCCAGCTGTTCGTTGAGCGGTAGGAGATTTCCCTGTTGATCTTTGAGTGCGATGCCGAAGCGCGAGAGAGCGCGTGTCGTATCATTCCCACTCTCTCCTGCAACAGATACCTGCTTGTCAAGACGAGCAATGAGAGGGATAATGCTCTTGATGTCCGTATCCGCAAGCTGAAACATACGCCCCAGTTCAGCGGCTTCCCCCGCAGAGACATGAAGCCGTTGCGTCAGCTTATAGACGTTCTCACCTGCAAGCATTGCGTCCTTCGTTATATTGAACAGTCCCGCGCCCGTCGCAGCGACGGCCATAACTGCGGCCATCTTTGTCGAGAGAACATTGAATCCGCTCGTAAGATTCCGAACACCCGCCTGTGCCGCCGTCATGCCCGCTGAGATACGTCCACCGAGCGTGCCGGAGAGAACCGCACTCTCCTTAAGACGTGCATTGAGTTTTCGCACTTCCGCTTCCGTCTGTGCGACGGTTCTCTGCTGACGCAGGAGATTGCTCTCCGCACGGCGATAGGATGCGCTGTCCACGCCGTCATTCTTTTTCGCGGATTGCAGGACAGCCACAAGAATCTGTTCCTTCTGCCGCTGAATATCCAACTCGCGGTTGATCGCCTGATGGCGCACCTTGATCTTGTCGAGTTCCGTCCCTACGCCGTCGAGTTTCGCGAGGTCGGCATCCAGTTTCAGATGGATGTTGTTTGCCTTGCTGTTGAGGCGTGCAATGGAATCCGAGACGGTTTTCCCCGCTGTGTCAAAGTCCAGCTGCAGCTGTGCGATGTTGAGACCGATGTCGAGATAGAGTTCATCAATCTTTTGTCCGCGCTTTGCCACTCTATCTCCCTCCCTACATCACGTCGTCAATAAATCGCTCAGACGATCTTTCTTCGCAGATCGCCGTCACCACAAGCTGATCGAGCAAGAATCCTATCTCATGCCCGTCGATTTCCTGCATTGTCCACCCGTAGGCGGACTGCAGCCGCTCGTAGTAACGCAGTAAATTCTGATACGGAGAAAGAACTACGCCTCTTTCTCCGTATCCCCGTTTGGGAGGTTCACCAGTTTGGAGAAGGTGAGTGCCTGAATCCAACGGAAAAGCGCACGTGTCAGTGGTACAATGTCCGCTACATCGACATACTCCTCTACGGATTCCTTCGTAACTTCCTCCCGACCGAATCCAAGGACAATCAGTCGGACGTGCTCGTCCAGAAAATCTTCAAGGCTCAGACCTTCCTTGTCGGCATCAAAAAAGGCAAGGAACTCGCGCCACACCTTCATCTTCGGTGAACTCGGCGTGATCTCCCTGCCCGCAATATACAGAGTCGGCGTTTCCATCGTGTCCTCCCTCAGACCTGCTCGTACCACTTCGTCCCCGTCTCGGCGGCAAAACCCGCCGCCTCCTCATCCGCTTTGGCGTAGGAGAGACCGTCGGAAAGGCGGTAGATTGCCTTTGCCGTAAGTGTCGGCGTGTCGAACTGAATACTCTCCTGCTTCGAGTTGCCGCTCTCGGAGGGTTCCGTGAATTGGACTTTGTAGAATTTGGTATATCTCTTCTTTCCGTTCCTCTTATCCGACTGGAAGAGAACAGCAAAGTACGGCGCAACGTCATCCTTGCCCGCCTTCATCACGCCGTTCTCGATACTATGTCCCAAAAGATAGGCTGTGTATTCCAAAGGAAGTGCGGCAGTATCGAAGGTGAGGTCGTAGGATGCGGTATTGGATGCCGTATCCACGGACTGCCCATCCGCGAAAAGTTCCGCCTGATTCGTCTGCGGCTTGATGTCCACTTTGCGCAGGAGCTTTCCTAGCGGAATCGGAGCTTCGTAGGTCGCCGCCCCTCCTGCCGCATCGGTGAGCATCTTGGCGATATGAAGTTTCTGGATGTTGATGAACTGCCCGCTCGTCAAATTCCCTGCGGGCTTTGCTGTTGGTGTTGGACTTGGCATTTTATTCTCCCTCCACTGCTGTTTTATAGTCTGTGATCTCAACAAAAATGTCTTTCTCGACAATCTCCTGCGTCTGCGCACGCACAAAGCCGAGTGGAGACATAGCCCTCTGAACGGCTTTATGAATATCCTGAAAGCGCCCGTCCTTCGTCAGAATATGGATACGCACCGTGATTCGCCGTTCCAGTTCCGTGCCGTCTGCCGATAGTGCGGGAACATCCGAAATGACGGAGTAGACGATAATCGGATACGTCCCTGCATCGGGACTGCACCCGTGGTAGATGCTCTTCTTCCCGTGAGCGAGAAGCTGCGTCAGCTCCTTCGAGCGCACAAGTGCCTGATACACCATCCGTGCCGTACTCATTTCCCTCTCCTCCGAATGGCAGACCTTACGGCATCGACGATAGCAGAACGAATACCGTCCTTCTTGGCATCGAGCGCGGGATAGAGAAACGGACGGTTGATGCGTGGGCTGAACTCAACGAGCACGCCGTAGAATACGCCATCTTGAGACTCTGCATCTGCCGCGATCCTCCAAACGGAGCCGTCCTTGCGTCGCGGTCGCTTATGGATAGAGTCGCGCAGTGCGCCCTTTACCACGCGCTTATCTGTTCCCGTATAGACGGGACAGCGGTTCTTTGCCTCCGCGACCACATCGTCCGCTCCGTGTGCGAGGGCTTCCTTTGCCGCAGCCGTCGCCTCTGCACCGAGTTCCGAGAGGATCTTTTCGGCAGAGACGAAACCTCGGTATCTAGCCATCTTCCACCAACTCCCTGCATTCTATGACAAGCCATCGCTTCTTTCCGCCAAGCGGATAGGGTGGCGCAATCGGCGTGAGCGTTTTATCTCCCCAACGGATACGATCCGTCACTCGTACATCCGCACGGTAACGGATAACGACACGATGATCCACCTCCTGCACCTTCTCCGCATACCCGTCGGAGATTTTTGCGGCAAACGGCAGAACGAGTGCCCATGCCTTTCCGACTTCCTGTGTTGTTTGCGTGAGGATATTCCCCTCATCATCTGTACCCGTTACGGGGCGCAGGATAGTGATTCGGTGACGCAGTTCACTCATCGACACTCTCACCTAAAAGACCTCCTTCCGCACACCGAAGAGAAGCGAGCGAAGCGTCAGCGCAAGCCCTCTGTGATCCGCTTCCTCCCGGTGCTCGTAGAGATAGGATATGGCATAGAGGATTGCAACGCGCACAATCGCCTGATCTTCGACCTTGGACAGTTTCTTCACGCGCAGAAGTGCCGTGCAAATCTGTTCTGCCGTTTCCGCAAAGTGCGTGAGGAGATCGTCCTCCTCATCTCCGTCAATCCGCAGATACTGCTTGACTGCTGCAAGCGGCACAAGCATAGAACCACCTCCCCTCTTTGCCGCAAACATACATCAACCCTTCATCTTGAGCGTCTGCACGGCTTCCTCAAGAACGAGCTTTCCGTCTACCCGCTCCTTCATGACATATCCGACCATGCCGTTGCCTGCAAACAGCTCCTTGAGTTCCTGCAGAGAGCGGGTGCCGCGATCCCCGATGTTGTAGTAGGAGTAATCCCCGAATGCGATGACGGTCTTTCCCGCCTCGACAGCAGGCATATATGCCGAAGAGTACACGGGATAGCCGAGCAGACAGTCTGGTTCACCCATCTGATACGACGGCTGCCAGAAATACGCACCGTTCGCGTCCTTGAGTTTGCGGATGCTTGCAAGCGTCTGATCGTTGACGATGAACGCCGCATTCTTGCGGTAGGGACGCTTGAGACTGTAAACGAGAGTCACGAGCTCATCCGCCTTGAGGTCTGCCGCCGCCGTGGTGACGGAGGTCTTTGCCGAGGCAAGAAGTCCCTTGGGCTTATGCGTACCGTCACCGTTGAGGAACGCATCCTCCTCTGCGTTGCCGAGTGCCTTGCCGAACTGTTCGATGAGATAGCTCTCAAGGTTGAAGGCGTTGTCGTAGAGCAGTTCCTCCGTCACCTTCACCGCAACGTGCAGCTTGTGCGCGTCGAGAACGATCTGGTCGAAGGTCGCATCCCCGAAGGTGAGCGGCGCGCCTTCCTCAATCCACGATGCCGCAGGTTTTGTGGCGGCAATGTTGATCTTGTGTTCGCCGCTTGTGGTGATGGTCGTTGCAAGCGGACGCAGGACGTTCTCCTCATTCAGAACGTCGATGAGACGCTTGTCATATTCCTCGGGAACGAGATAGCCGCCGCTGGCATCCGTCCCCTCCTGCAGGACATTCTCCACCTGACGGAAGTTCGTGCGCAGTGCCTTCAGCATCGCCGAGCGGTATGCCTCGCTTGCACGTCCTGTCTTTTCCGCATTGAGAGATGCACCCGGAATGTTGGTGATCGCCGCTGTCACGGGCTTTGCAAGCTGTGCGTCGAGAATTGCCTGACGCTCCATGCGCTCGATGTCCTTCCCGAGCGCAAGCACCTCGTTCTCCATCTGCTCGTAGGCCTTGACATCCTCGGCTGTAAGGCGGCCGTCCTTCTCGTGTTCGTCGAGGAACTGCTTTGCCTGTTCCCACATTTCTGCACGCTTCTCGCGCATTGCCATGATCTTATCCATGTCCTTGTCCCTCCGTTAGTGTGAAATAGAAAAGAGCCGCTTCTTAAACGGCTCTGCATCGATATTGGTATTTTGTGTTCCCTGCCCGAATTTCGAGAGCAGTGAGTTCGTGACAGCGGCGCGGGAGAAGATCAGCCCGTCTGCCGTATCGGTCACAGGACGCTGTGCGTCCGCATAGAGAACGGAATCCGCAAATCCAAGCTCCACCGCCTTCTTGGCGTTCATCCACGTCTCGGCATCCATCAGCCGTGAAATCTTGACACGGGACAGCCCCGTCTTGATCTCATAAGCGTTGATGATACTCTCCTTGATTTCAGCAAGGAAGGTAATCGTCCGCTCCATCTCGTGTGTATCCCCGATGGAGACGGTCATGGGATTGTGGATCATCAACATCCCCAAGGGTGAAATCTCGACGGTCGATCCTGCCATCGCGACAACGGATGCAGCAGAGGCGGCAATACCATCAATCTTGACATTGACGTTTCCCTTATATTCCATGAGCATATTGTAGATCTGCGCTGCCGCATAGCAGTCCCCGCCTGGTGAGTTGATCCAGAGGTCAATATCTCCCTCGGCGGCGTTCAGCTCAGATCGAAACATCTGAGGTGTAATTTCATCACCCCACCACGTTTCGTCCGAGATTTCACCGTCCAGAAGCAAGACACGCTTCTCTCCCTCGTTCCGCACCCAGTTCCAAAATTTACGTTTCATCGCCCTCTCCTTTCTTGTTGGCGAATAAACCTGCGTCCCTTAGTTTTGTCATATTCCCGTTGATGAGATACAAATCACCGCCCTCGGTAGATTCAATCGGATTCATGTCCTCGAGACTGCGGATGTCGTTCGCGGAGAGCCATCCGTTCTGACGCCCGATGGCATAGCCCTCCATACGGCTCTTGTAGTCCCCGCGCAGCAGGCCGTCTACGTTGAAGCGGATGAAGTAGTCCTTCCGCTCTTTATCCGTCAGCAGTGCTTTCTGCAGGGACTGCTCCCATCGCATTACCCACGGATTCAAGGTGTATTTAACGAACTCCAAGGACTGTTGCTCGATATTGGAAAACGAGGATTTCTCCAAGTCTCCGACCATATGCGGCGGCACACGGTAGAGACGTGCAATCTCGTCAATCTGGAACTTCCTCGTCTCAAGGAACTGTGCCTCCTCAGGAGGTATGGCAATCTGCTGATACTTCACGCCCTCCTCGAGGACAGCGATCTTTCCCGTGTTCATCGTACCGCCGTAGACGGCGTGCCAACTCTCTCGCAGCTTCGACGGGTCTTTGAGAACACCGGGATGCTCCAAAACGCCGCCCGGACGCGCACCATTCTTGAAGAATGCCGCGCCGTATTCCTCCGTTGCAAGCGCAATGCCAATGGCATTCTTTGCCATAGCAATGGGAGAATAACCCACAAGACCGTCAAATCCAAGCCCCGGAATATGCAGCACATCTTCACGCCGCAAACGAATCTGCCCCTTGTCCGCAAAATTCGGATTCTCCTCCGTGCTTCTCGTGTAGGCGTAGTAGAGTTCACCCGTGCGGCTGTCGCGACTGACCTCCATCTTGTCCGGGAGGAGAGGATAGAGTCCGAGAACCTTGCCTCTGCCATCCCCCAAAATTTGTGCGCACGGATTCCGCCATAAAAGAACGTGACTCATCATTGTTTCGCGAAATATAAAGGAGGTCATTTCAGGATTCGGTGCATCGTGGAGCAGGAAGTAGAGCGGATGCTCCGGCACGCGCTCCTTTCCCTGCCCTTGGTAGGCGTAGACGTGAAGTGGCAGCCCTGCGATGGATTCCGCGAGGATACGCACACAGGCATAAACCGCCGTCGTCTGCATTGCCGTCCGTTCGTTGACTGCCTTGCCCGCCGCCGTCTGTCCAAACAAAAAGGACAAGCCGCCGAGGTGATTTGTGGGCTTGTCCCGCGAACGAAAGAGTATGCTGAATAGATTCATATGTTATTCTCCTCTCCAAAATTAGGAAAAAGAAAAAGAGGTCGTCTCTATATAGAGCATATTTGCTTCCGGGAATTACATACTATTAGTAATGATGCATCCTAGAGAATTTCAAAATCAAGAGGTGTTTGTATGGATCAAATAAAAAAGTTCATTATGGACAATAATATTCAAAGGCTAAAGGATGAGGTTTCTTTACCCAAAGACGAATTTTCTCTCTATAAGTGGCAAGCTCCTGTAATCCAACAGCCGAACCATTTGAAAGAATATGTTGAGTTGATTGGAATGTTTGATGCCGTGATACAAGAAATCGCTGTCGTAGAGTATCCTTGTATGTTTGGTCCCCCTTCCATACAGGAAAGCTCATGGACATTTGAGTTTGATAATCCAATCGTTCTGATAACCACACACGGGAAATTTGAAATCACATTCAATGAATCAAGTTCTGTCCGCATATCGAAAGACAGCATTCCAGAAAAATTTTACTGCCGTGTCGAAGATTTAGCTCGCTGTCATCTTCAAGAACCATTTTCCCATTTGATAGGCGAAAAAATAACAGGGATTACGGTACACGCGCAAACCTTCGATACAGCAGACTTTGATTTTACAGGGTCTTGCGGGATTGACCTTCCGCACGATTTACCTTCTTATATCAAGGAAATGCGATTTCATCTTGAAAGCGGTCGCCATCTCTCGTTATCCAGTGACTTTGATTGGGGAATCGTTTCCCTAATTAATTCATGAGTGACAAATTTGTCTTGCTATAAGATGATGCCTTTCTGCTTGAGTATGTGCGTGGAGCATTTCAGCCTATGTTTCATCTACCCTTTGTGCAAATTTAACCATCTAAAACACCAACACCCCACGATTTTCATACACCGATTCTGACGTATCATTCCCACAGCGAATTGCACGATCCAGTGCCATAATCAGGGCAATCACACCGTCGATCTTCTCGGTGGACTTCTCCTTGTCTGCCTTGATGTTCCCCGCAGGATCGGTGCGAATAAAGATGTTGTCTGCCATCCAGCGCATGACGGGATGCCCGCCGTGTGCTATTTTCTTTTCCAGTGTCAGCTTCATCAACTCCTTGGTCGGCGGGCTCATATCCTTGAAGCCCTGCCCGAATGGAACAACGGTGAAGCCCATCCCTTCAAGATTCTGAACCATCTGCACTGCGCCCCATCGGTCGAACGCAATCTCACGGATGTTGTACTTCTCGCCTAGTTTCTCGATGAACGCCTCGATGAATCCGTAGTGAACCACATTTCCCTCTGTGGTCATAAGAAAGCCCTGCCTCTCCCACACGTCATACGGCACATGGTCGCGCCGCACACGCAGGTCAATGTTCTCCTCGGGAATCCAGAAATATGGAAGCACGGCAAACGGCTCGTCCTCCTCCGTCGGTGGAAATACGAGAACAAACGCCGTAATATCCATCGTGGAAGAAAGATCAAGTCCGCCGTAACAGACACGACTTTCCAAGGCTTCTGCATCCACGGGCATAGCGCACGCATCCCACTTGTCCATTGGCATCCACCGTACGGACTGCTTCACCCACTGATTCAGGCGAAGCTGACGAAAGCTGTTCTCCTCGGCGGGATTCTGCCGTGCGGAGTCGCAGGCCGCCTGTACCTTGTCGATGCCGACCGTGATACCGAGGGACGGATTCGACCGCTTCCAGACCTCGGGGGCTGTCCAGTCCTCATCCTCCTTCGCTCCGTAGATCACAGGATAGAAGGTCGGGTCGATCTTTCTCCCTTCGAGAATGTCCTTCGCTTTCTGGTGCGTCTCGTAGCAGATGGACTGCGTATCCGTTCCTGCCGTGGTGATAAGGAAGTAAAGCGGCTGCATTCGCGCATCGCCGGAACCTTTCGTCATGACGTCAAAGAGTTTGCGATTCGGCTGCGTGTGAAGTTCGTCGAATACAACGCCATGGATATTGAAGCCATGCTTCGAGTAGGCTTCTGC